TCTATTTTGTAGTTCTCCATAACAAACTAATCATACAGAAACACCCCCCGTCATGTTTTTAAATCGCCTAGTGGGGGGGGTATATTTTTCGTTATAAAAAACGCTATTGTGCATAAATATTTTTGTGTGCTATATTACGCATGTATTTAGTACGACTGCAACTCAAAACTATATACACAAGGTACGACTGCAAATCAAAGCGGTGTTTAAAAACGCGAGCGCTAACTCGCAACATGGATTAATCACCGCTTTGAGATGCATTTCGCAGGTAATCAACTTGGGACTGCCCATGCAAACTATTAATGACCGGTTTCATTTCGATGATGCTGATATCGAAGCATATATGCCTACCTTAGAGCGGGTAGAAGAAACAGACGTGCATTTCGCTAAAGATATTTCGTACCGTGAAGAGGTACGTGCCCGTGCTAGAACAACCATAGAACTCATGCAACATGGTATGCAGGTATTAGAAACTGCTGATACTGACCGACTTGCAACTAAAATCTTCTCCGAACAAGAACCATTCGCCCCGCATCGTGAAAAACCAGATGTCATCCTGCAGCTTGAAGCCTTACTAACTAAGTACGACCACGAAGTGGTCAAGGAGTCGATACAAGTCCGGCGCTATGTGATGAACAAGTTGCTAGAAGAATCGGAAGGTGCGCAAAAAGCCAGTGAACGTATCAAAGCATTGGAACTTTTAGGTAAGATTGCTGAAGTAGGGATGTTCGTTGAGCGTAGTGTTATCACTATTGAGCATAAAACGACTAAAGAAATCGAGCATGAGCTAACAGAATCATTAAAACTGCTGTTCAATGAGGACACCAAGGTATACGAACACGTTCCTACGACGAAATCTAAGATAAAAGACATCGAGATTAACCTCTGATGGACTTGGGACCAGAAAAAATCACCCAAATAATGGCTAATCTCTCTAAATTGCCGGGAGATAAGCAGAAAAAGATACTCTCGCTCGTCAAAGAGCTACAAAAACGGCAGATGCGGGACGTATCGCAGACAAGTTTTCTTGATTTCGTTAAACAGATGTGGCCCTCGTTCATTATGGGGCGGCATCACCAGATTATGGCTGAGAAATTCGAGGCGGTAGCCCGTGGGGAGATAAAAAGGCTAGCGATATCGCTACCACCCCGTCATACCAAATCAGAGTTTGCATCATTCCTACTACCAGCATGGTTCCTAGGCAACTACCCCGACAAAAAGATAATGCAGGCATCGCATAAAGCAGACCTTGCAGTAAACTTCGGGCGGAAGGTGCGGAACCTAGTGGACTCACAGACCTATAAAGACACGTTCCCAGACGTGACCCTGCAAACCGACTCTAAATCAGCGGGACGATGGGGTACGAATAAGGGGGGTGTATATAATGCACTAGGTGTGGGTGGTGGTGCAGCCGGTATGGGTGCGGATATATTCATCATTGATGACCCACATAACGAGCAGGATATATTGAGCGGGAATACTGACGTGTTCGATACGGCATGGGAATGGTACATGTCAGGTCCACGGCAACGGCTACAACCGGGTGGTGGGATAATCGTCGTGCACACCAGATGGTCAAAAAAAGACCTCATCGGTAGGTTGCTAGACTACGCAGCTAAAAATCCAGACGCAGACCAGTGGGAGTACATTGAGTTTCCGGCGATTATGAACGAGGGGACGGACCACGAGTCGTCACTATGGCCTGAGTACTGGCCCCTGAAAGAACTTAAAAAGATTCAGAGCACCATCGCGCCACATCTCTGGAACGCGCAGTATATGCAGAACCCCACAGGGCAAGAGGGTGCCCTGATAAAGAAAGAGTGGTGGAATATATGGGAGAAGGAACGTGCGCCCACATGTGAGTTTATTATCATGTCACTAGATGCCGCACAAGAATCGCACAACCGAGCCGACTTTAACGCGCTGACGACATGGGGGGTGTTTTTCAACGAGGAAGTGAATAACTACAATATTATCCTGCTCAACGCAATAAAGAAACGGATGGAGTTTCCAGAACTTAAGAAGATGGTGTTGGAAGAGTACAAGGAGTGGGAGCCTGATGCGTTCATGGTCGAGAAGAAATCAAACGGGGCGGCACTTTACCAAGAGTTACGGCGTATGGGAGTACCAGCAGGGGAGTTTACACCGGGCAAAGGACAGGATAAGATAAGCCGTGTAAATTCCGTGACGGATTTATTTAGTTCTGGTATTGTGTGGGCACCAGATAAACGATGGGCGCACGATGTAATTAGTGAGTGCAGTGACTTCCCTAACGGGGATAACGATGACTTGGTCGACTCGACAACCTTAGCGCTGATAAGATTCAGGCAGGGTGGGTTTATTCAATTGCCAAGCGATGAGAAAGACGAGATTAAAGAGTATCGTCGAGCTAACAATTTATATAATATTTAAGGATATATGATGGCAAACAACGTAGACAAGAGCGTGTACGCGGCTCCCCAAGGAATAGACTCACTAGATAGCAACGAGCCGGACATTGAGGTTGAGGTTGTAGACCCAGAAAGCATGACAATTGACGCTGGTGGGATGACAATCGTACTAAGTCCTGATGACGAAAATGAAGATGACTTTGATGCTAACTTAGCTGAGTTTATGGATGAGGGTGTATTAACTGAGTTATCAGGCGAATTACTTGGCGATTACGAAGCGGATGAAGCGTCTCGCAAAGAGTGGCTGGATACTTATGTTGATGGTATTGAGTTACTAGGAATGAAAATAGAAGACCGGACGGAACCTTGGCCCGGTGCATGTAGTGTGTTCCACCCGTTGTTAAGCGAGGCGCTAGTGAAGTTCCAAGCGGAAACAATGATGGAGACGTTCCCAGCAGCAGGTCCAGTTAAGACGCTTATCATTGGTAAAGAAACTAAAGAGAAAGCAGAAGCGGCAGTTCGTGTTAAAGACGATATGAACTACCAATTAACTGAGGCAATGCCAGAGTATCGCCCAGAACAAGAACGCCTCCTGTGGGGCCTAGGCTTAAGCGGTAATGCCTTTAAAAAGGTCTACTATGACCCAAGCATTGAACGTCAAGTAGCTGTATACGTACCAGCAGAAGATATCGTGGTGCCATACGGTGCATCAACATTACAAACAGCCCAACGTGTTACCCACATCATGCGCAAGACCGATAATGAGCTACGCAAGTTACAAGTGGCTGGGTTCTACCGTGATATTGACTTAGGTGAACCAACTCACTCTATTGAAGAAGTAGAGAAGAAAATCGCTGAAAAGATGGGCTTCAACGCTACAATGGATGATAGGTTCAGAGTACTTGAGATGCACGTTGATTTAGATTTAATAGGTTACGAAGATGAAGATAAAGACGGTGACCCCACAGGCATCGCACTTCCATACGTAGTTACATTAGAACGTGGTACAGGTGAGATATTAGCAGTACGTCGCAACTGGAACCCTGATGATAAGACTAAACAGAAGCGTCAGCACTTCGTGCACTACGGTTACATACCGGCTTTTGGGTTCTACTGCTTCGGGTTAGTACATCTAATTGGTGCTGCAGCTAAATCAGGTACGATGTTATTACGTCAGTTGGTCGACGCAGGTACACTATCTAACCTTCCGGGCGGCTTCAAATCTAGGGGGCTACGCATCAAAGGCGATGACACTCCAATCGCTCCCGCAGAGTTCCGTGATGTAGACGTGCCTAGTGGCACTATCCGTGACAATATTCTACCACTTCCGTACAAAGAACCAAGCCAAGTTTTAATGACTTTGATGAACCAAATTATTCAAGATGGTCGTTCATTCGCTAATGCGGCAGACTTACAAGTATCAGATATGTCCGCTAACTCTCCGGTAGGCACAACACTTGCTATTTTAGAACGTACATTAAAAGTAATGAGTGCAGTTCAAGCGCGTATTCACTTTGCGATGAAACAAGAGTTTAAGTTGTTAGCCGGCATTATTCGTGACTATACGCCAGAAGAGTATAGCTATGAGCCAGAAGAAGGGGACCGCAAAGCTAAACAAGCTGACTATGATATGGTTGAGGTTATCCCTGTATCAGACCCTAACGCAGCTACGATGAGTCAGAAAGTGGTTCAGTACCAAGCGGTCATGCAAATGGCACAAGCTAATCCACAAATTTATGATTTGCCAGAACTTAACCGTCAGATGCTTGAGGTGTTAGGTATTAAGAACATTGGTAAGTTAATCCCATCAACAGATGACCAGAAACCACGTGACCCTGTTACAGAAAACATGGCAATCATTAATGGTAAACCGGTTAAAGCGTTTGAGCACCAAGACCATGAAGCGCATATTAAAGTGCACTTAGCGTTCTCACAAGACCCAAAACTAGCAGAGCTTATTGGTCAAAACCCACAAGCACAGGCTATTGTAGCAGCGGGGTATGCCCATCTTAACGAGCACATTGCGTTCGCATACAAACGTCAGATACAAGACCAACTAGGTGTAGACCTACCAGCGCAAGACCAGCCGTTACCTGAAGATATTGAAGGTGATATCGCTAGACTAACCGCAACTGCGGCGCAACAACTACTACAGAAGAGCCAAGCTGAAGCTCAACAAAAACAAGCAGAGCAACAATCACAAGACCCACTCGTTCAGATGCAACAGCAAGAACTTGCGCTTAAGGATAAAGAAGTCGGTATCAAAGGCAAGAAAACTGATGCGGATATCCAACATGCGATTGACCAACTAGCAGTCGAACGTGAGCGTATTGCTTCTGCAGAGCGCATCGCACAGCTGAACTCAGATGATAAAAAGACTATACGTGGCGTTGAGTTAGGGTTTGATGCAGTTAGACAAGATAAAGACCTAAACGCTAAACAAACGCTTGAAGGTGTAAAACTTGGTGCTCAAGCAGTAAAAGGACGGGCAGAGCATAGTCATAAGCAAGACCAGCTATCACATCAAAAAGAAGTAGCAACACGTCAGCACGAAGCTAATTTACAACAAATGGATATGTTCAATAAACAACCAAAGGAACCTAAAAAATGATTGAAGGCACGTTAGGGATTTTATGGAATCAGTTAGAAGACCAACGCAAAGAAAAAATCGAGCATTTAGCTGATGGTTCGGCTAAAGACTTCGCGCAATATCAAAACACTGTCGGTATGGTTCGGGGGCTACTTACCGCGCAGTCATTAATACAAGACCTCGCAAAAAATATGGAGATGGATGATGAGTAAAGTAAATCTGGCGCAAGCTGTAGATTTATCGGGAGTACTAAACCAACCCGAAGAACCTGCACAAGTAGTCACGCAACTACCAGAGCCAAAAGGATATCGCATTTTGTGTGGAGTCCCAGAAGCTGATGATAAGTACGATAGTGGCATCATTAAAGATAGTTCTACCAAACGCATTGAAGAGAATGGTACGGTAGTGCTCTTTGTACTTAAAGTAGGTGACATGTGTTATCAAGATGAAGCTAAGTTCCCCACAGGTCCTTGGTGTAAAGAAGGCGACTTCGTTCTAACACGTGCTTACGCAGGTACACGCTTTAAAATCCACGGAAGAGAGTTCAGAATCATAAATGACGATACTGTTGAAGGTGTTGTTGATGACCCACGTGGCTATAGCCGCGCATAAGGAGAAGTAAAATGGCACTAGATACTGAAGACTTTGAATTTCCTGATGAGAAGGAAGTCCATATTGTTGGTAAAGACGAGGTAAAAGTCACTGCCGACAGTGATATTGAGATTGATGTTATTGACGATACGCCTGCAAAGGACCGTAATCGTGAACGTATGCCTAAAGAGATGGTTGAGGAACTAGAAAAAGATGACCTCACCGAGTACTCTGATGGTGTTAAGAAACGTATGCAGCAGCTTACTAAAGTTTACCATGATGAACGTCGTGATAAAGAAGCCGCAGCTCGTGAACGTGAAGAAGCTATTCGCTTTGCCCAACAGATTGTTGAAGAAAATAAACGCCTAAAAGCATCATTAACTTCTGGTGAACAAGTTTATATAGAAGTCGCTAAGAAATCAGCCTCAAATGAGATGGATATGGCAAAGCGTGATTACCGTGAAGCCTATGATTCAGGTGATACTGAGAAGATTATTGATGCACAACAACGCATGAATGAAGCACAGTATAAACTGACCCAAACAAATAATTATCAACCACAGCATAAAAGTACTTTACAAGAAGATATTAATCATGTAAATATACAACCTGAACGGCCCCAAGTACCCAGACCAGATTCAAAAGCCCTGTCTTGGCAGGATAAGAATTCTTGGTTTGGACAAGATGAGGAAATGACTAGTTTAGCTCTGGGGCTGCATGAAAAACTAGTTAGAAGCGGTGTAAACCCTACCTCTGATGAGTATTACACTCGTATTGATAATACAATGCGCAAACGTTTTCCTGAGAATTTTGAGGATGACTCGCTGGACGATGATGTACCCGCCCAACGCACTAGACCGTCGAACGTTGTAGCTTCGGCATCGCGTAGTACCGCGCCAAAAAAAGTACATTTGTCCAAAACTCAACTAGCCTTGGCTAAGAAGTTAGGATTAACGCCTGAACAATATGCACGTGAGACAATTAAATTGGAGAGACAAAATGGTTGATACAAGACAAAACCGTGAAGTAGAAACTCGTGAGAGCTTTAAACGGGCTGAAGAATGGGCACCGGCAGGATTATTGCCAGAGTTCACAAAACAACCGGGCTGGGCGTATCGCTGGGTTCGTACTAGTATGGCAGGTCAAGCAGATGCCATGAACGTTTCATCTAAGATGCGAGAAGGTTGGGAACCCGTTAAATTGGCAGACCATCCAGAAATGCAATTATTAGCAAACCCGGACTCACGTTACAAAGATTCAGTAGAAGTGGGCGGACTATTGCTATGCAAGACCCCGGAGGAGTTCGTTGAACAACGCGCTGCTTATTACAATAAGCAAACTCAGGCTCAAACTGATGCGGTGGACAACAGCTTCATGAAAGAGAACGATGCTCGTATGCCTTTATTTAAAGATAAACGCACGACAACCTCGTTCGGTAAAGGAACTAAATAGGAGAAATAATTATGGCAACTGTCGCCGCACCCTACGGTTTTAAAGCCGTAAACTTGATTGGTGGTCTACCGTTCGCGGGAAGCACTCGTCAGCTTAAAATCGCTTCAGGTTACGCAAGTAACTTGTATAACGGTCAAGTAGTTCGTATTCATACAGATGGCACTATTAACTTAGTATTAGATGAAGGTACAGCAGTAGACCCTTTCATCGCTGG